ATGGCAGAGAGTGAAGAACTGGCCCCGCCGGCCGATGGAAGCGACCCGCGCCGGCAGACGATCCTGGATCTGCTGCGCGCCGGGAACACCCGCAAGACGGCATGGGAGGTCGCCGGGGTGGCGAAAGAGACCTTTCAGCGCTGGATCGATGAAAGCCCGACATTTAGAGCCGCCGTGACGGCCGCCGAGGCTCAGGCCGAGGCGGACTATGCGGCGGCCATCCGCGCGGCGGCGCTGGGCGGCCAGCTCCGCAAGCGCAAGATCCTCCAGTATCCGGATGGCAGGGTCGCCATGGAGGAGGAGCGAACCGCGCCGGACTGGCGCGCGGCGGCCCACTGGCTGGACCGCCGCAAACAGACATGGCGTGTAACAAAACCGGTCGATTTAAGGAAGCTCAGCGATGATCAGCTTATCCGACTGCTTGAGGAAGATGCTGCAACAGCATGCGACGGGGCGGAAGCTGAGGCCGGCGGCGAGTCATAGCCGACCTCTGGACGATGCGGAGGCCGAGGCGGAGCGGGCGCACTGCGCCGATGATCTGCTCTACTGGGTCAACACCTACTGCCGCACCTACGATCCGCGCGAAGCCGATCCATTCCTTCCGTTCAAACTCTTCCCCCGCCAGGAAGAGTTTTTAGTGTGGCTCCGGGGGCGCGACGTTCGCCAGGAGGACGGGTTGGCCGAGAAAGCCAGAGACGTCGGGTTCACCTGGCTCTGCACCACCTACGCGGTGCACGGCTGGCTGTTTCGGCGCGGCTTCGCGGCCGGTTTCGGCTCGCGCAAGCTGGACCTGGTGGATCGGTTGGGCGATCTGGACAGCGTGCTGGAGAAGGCGCGCTTCCAGATCGAGGCGCAGCCGCGCTGGATGCTGCCGAAGGGGTTTCGGCGCGAGGAGCACCTGGGATTCTGCAATCTGCGCAATCCCGAAAGCGGCGCCTCCATCACCGGCGAGGGCGGCGATCAGATCGGGCGCGGGGGCAGGAAAACGATCTATTTCGTGGACGAACACGCCTTTCTGGCCAGGGCGAAGCGGGTCGAGGCGGCGCTCTCGCAGACGTCGCGCTGCAAAATCAGGGTTTCGACCCCGAATGGGACCGGGAACATCTTCCACACGCTGCGGTTCGGCGGGAAGATCCCGGTCTTCACCTTTCGGTGGCAGGACGATCCGCGCAAAGATGAGGCGTGGTACCGCCGGCAGTGCGAGATCCTGGACGCCGTCACGGTCGCTCAGGAGATCGACATCGACTATACGGCGTCGATGGAGGGCATCTGCATCCCGGCGCGCTGGGTGCGCGCCGCCGTCGATGTGCATCTGTCACGGCGCTGGCGGGCGGCGTTTCCGGATTGGGAAAAGGATGGGCGACCGGCCGTACGGGAGCGGGCCGACGCAGTCGAGCCCTTGCGACCTCGCCCGTACGGCGCGGCGCGTTCGCTGGTGTGCGGGCTGGACGTGGCCGGCGGCGGCAAAAACCGCAATGTGTGGACGGCACGGCGCGGCTGCAGCGTGGAGCGCATCGAGCAGTGGCAGCATCTGGGGCCGATCAGAACCGCGCTCAAGGCGGCGGACCTGACCGAACAGAGCGCGGCCACGCAGCTCTCCTACGACGGCGTGGGCATCGGCGAGGGCGTGACCGACGCCTTCGACACCGTGGAGCGCGAGTTCCATTTCGTGTGGCTCGCGATCTACGGCGGCAACCCCGCGACCGAAACCATGCACCCGGACGGCAAGACGAGCCGGGAGCGATACCTGAACCTGCGCGCCGAACTGTGGATGACGATGCGCGCCCGGTTCGAGCGCACCTACGAGTTTGTCGAGTTGGAGATCGCACACGATCCCGACGAGATGATCTCGATCCCCAACCATAACGACCTGATCGCGCAGTTGTCGCAGCCGCTGATGTTTCGCACCCTCACCGACAAGGTGAAGATCGAGAGCAAGGACGACATGAAGCGGCGGGGCATCGAAAGCCCCGACTACGCGGACAGCCTGGCCTACACTTTCGCCCCGGAGATCGGCGACTGGAGAGGCGCCGCCGCCGCCGCTCAATTCTCGATGGAACGACGTCAGGCGGCAACCGAAACGGGCAGAATCGATATTCCACACGGCACGCCGCGGGTGTGGTGATTGGTGAATGGATAAGAACCGTGGATGGTGGTTGGTGAATGGTGGATGGTGAGGAACGAACTATGACGAGCGCATCACGCACAAAACGCATCACGGCGGAGCGGGCGCCTTCGTTGTCGCCGCGGATGCGGGCTTACAACGGCATCTATCGGACGGCGTTTCGGTATCCGCCCTATAACCTGGATCAGCTCACCCAGCAGCAGGGATACGACGCGGCGGAGAAGATGCTGACGATGGGGGCGTGCCGCTCGCCGTTCAACCTGAAGCGGTACGCCGTTCAGTGCGACGGATGGGAGATCGCGCCGGCCATTACGGACGCCTTCGATAGCCGATTTACCACGGCGAAGGAGTATGCGGACTTTGTGCGCTGGGCGTTCTCGACGATGATGGCGCCATCCGGGTATCCGCAGGATATGATGACCGCGATCCTGGAGAACTCGCGCGGCATGTGGGAGGGCTTTCGGGTCGGGGAGATCCTGCTGCGGTATCAGGAGACGGGGCCTTACGCCGGAAAGTATGGGCTGCGGGGCATCGCCTGGAAGCCGGCGAAGCAGACGGGGTTCGACTACGACCCGGAGACGCAGGAGCCGAACTGGGTGACCAGCTACACGCCGGGCGGATCGGTGATCGAGGGAGATCCGAGTAACGCGACGCGGGTCAAGGATGCGATCGCGGGCGGCTACGACTTCACGGTGCCGGTGGATAGCTGCCTGATCTACAGCTACGGCACGGATGCGGGGGTGATCAACACGCCGGGAGACTGGCGCGGCTGCTACAAGAACTGGTTTCGCCTGGATAACAACCTGCGGTTCTGGGCCATCGCGCTGGAGCGGTGGGGCTCGCCGGTGCTGATCGCCCAGGCCAACACCAACAACCAGCCGCAGATGGAGGCGGCGCAGGCCACGCTGGACGCCATCAGCAAGGGCGGCTCACCCATCGTTCCGAACTCGATCTCCTACCAACTGGCGACGGTGCAGGGCACGGTGTTCGACGGCTTCCTGAAATCGTGCCAGTGGGATGAGGAGCAGATCGCCAAGAACATCCACAGCAACACCCTCTCTACGGATACGACCGGCGGCACGAATACGAACGCGCTGGGCAATGTGCACCAGGAGAGCGGTGAGACGGTCTACGGCTACGCGCGCCGGACCATCGAGAACGCCTGGACGCTCCAGGTGATCGACCGACTGCTGGCCTACAACGTTCGGAACTACGATCCGACGCTGCGCCCGCGCCTCTCGCTCGGCGGCGATAAGACGGATGACATCCTTGATCTGATGACGGCTTTCGACCTGGCGATCAACGATGGGCTGGTATGGAAGGGCGAGAAGTGGATCAGGGAGCGCCTGGGATGGCAACCGTTGACGCCGGAGGACCAGAAAGCGCAGCTTGCGGAGCGGCAGGCCGAGCAGGAGGCGCAGCAGCGGCTGGCGGATGCGCGGAACAGTGGACAGGCAGCCCGGATGCATCCGACGCAGGTCGAGCGCGCTCTGGAGATCCTGACAATGGCCGTGAAGGCGCGGCAGTATGTACAGGGGGCGGAGGCACAAATAGGATGACCACCTCAACCAGCGACAATTTGACGGCGGCGGTGATCCCGCACGATACCCTTTGGTGTATCGAGCCGACGGCGGGGCGGCGGCTGTGGGATCAGCTCAAACAACATTCGATGCGGCAGCATGTGACGGTCTACGCGGCGCAGCAGGGGGGTGAGAAGAGGCCGCCGGAGGGGGGGCGACCGGCCGATCGCCCCTACCAGATGGAGGGTCCGACGGCGATTTTCAGCCTGATGGGACCGATGACGAAAGCGCCGACAAGCTGGAGCAGCGGGACATCCACGGTGCGGCTGCGTCGGCAGATCGACCTGGCGCGGCAGGATAGCGATGTCACGGGCGCGGTGCTGGTGATCGACAGTCCGGGTGGCAGCGTGAGCGGCACCGCCGATCTCGCGGCCGAAATCGCGAAATTTGCCGTCGTGAAGCCCATTGTGGCGTACGTGGAGGACTGCTGCTGTTCGGCGGCGCTCTGGTGCGCCACGCAGTGCAGCGCCGTGTACGCCAATGCCACCGCGCTGGTGGGCAGCCAGGGCACGGTGATGGTGCTGGACGACTCGTCGCGGCTCTATCAGAACGCGGGGATCGAGCCGGTGGTGTTCGCGACCGGCAAGTACAAAGGCGCGGGCGCGGAGGGCGCGCCGATCACGCCGGAGCAGCGCGCCCACTTCCAATCCATCGTTGACGGCCTGAACGCGCATTTCGTGGCCGCCGTGCGGCGCGGTCGCCCGGCGATCACGGATGCGCAGATGGCGGCCATCGCAGAGGCCGGGATCTACGTCGGATCGGCGGCTATCGAGATCGGACTGATTGACGGCATCGCCACACTGGCGGATGCCCTGACGGCCGCGCGGGGCCAGATGCCGCGCAGTGCGGGAATACGCGCCGAAACTGGCGTCCCGCGCACGGGAGCGAACCGGGGTTCTACGGCGCTCACCGGCAACGACCCGCCCAAAACGGGCAAGGAGATCAACACCATGCGAGCAAAACTCGCTGCCGCACTGACGGCCGTGGGCGCGGTCGGACTGGCTGCGCGCATTCTGGGGGCGAATACCGACGATCCGCAGGCGCTGGCCGCCATCGTCGAAGAGGCAACCCCCCACCCCCCCGCAAGCGGGGGGCGAGTAGATCAACCCTCCGTATGCGGGGGGCAGAGAGAGGATGACGCAACCCTGATCGCCATGAAGGCGATGCAGGCGACCGCCGAAGCGCAGACGGCGCAACTGAAGGCTCTGCAGGAGCAACTGGCGGCTGTGGAGGCGCAGCGGCTGTTCGAGCGGGACTGCGAGGCGATCATGGGCCTGGTGCGGCAGGCCAGAATGACCCCGGCCCAGGCGGAGGGCTGGAAAGACGTGGCGCGGACCAACCACGCGGCGTTCGAGGCGGCGCTGCCGCAACTGAAGACCTCGCCGGTGCTGACCCAGTTGCGCACCGCGCCGAGCAATATCCGACCCGTAAACGGCTCGCCCGGCGAGCAACTGGCGAAGCTGGCGGCGCAGATGGCGAAGGAGACCGGCAGGCCGCTGGCGGAGTGCGCGGTCGCGGTGGCGCATCAACATCCGGATCTGGCGCAGGCGCACCATCAGGCAGCGCCCTCTTACCGCAGTTCGGCGGAGGTGGAATAGATGGCAGGCAAGATCAATTTTCTCAGCGACACCTTTCCCTGCGCCACTACGGCGGCGATTGTGGCGCGGCGTGTGGTAGTGGCGGATGGGACGACGCGCGGCAACGTGAAGCTGCCGGCAGCCACTCCCGAAAAAACAGCGGTCGGCGTCACGGTCGAGAATCAGACGGCCGATGGCCAGGTCGCGGTCCAGATCGCGGGAGTGGCCATTGTGGAGAGCGACGGCAGCGCGGTCATCAATCCCGGCGACAACGTGATCGCCGTCGGCACGACGGGACGCATCAAATCCCAGGCCATCGCGGCAGGGAGCGCCAACGTCTACGACATCGTGGGGCGCTGCATCAGCAAAGCGCAGGCGCCGGCCACAGCGGGCGCCCTGGTGGATGTCGAACTGACCATCGGCAACGTGGTTGTAGCGGCGTAAGGAGCTTTCATCATGCCTGAGTTTGCAAATATTCACAAGGATGTCTTCCTCACGTCGCTGTCGGTGGCGTACACGAATGAGGACTACGTGGCCGAGATGGTGTTCCCGATCGTGCCGGTGGACAAGCGCACCGACCTGTATGTGATCTACAACAAGGACGTGTTTCTGCGCGGCAGCGGTAAGAACCCGCAGGGCAAGCCCAACAGCACGCGCCGGCCGAACACGCGCTCAACCGAGATCACCTGGGATGTGAGCAATCAGCCGTTCGTATGCCAGCAGCTCGCCCGCAGCTACCCGCTGGGCGATGCCGAGGTGAACTACGCCGACGCGCCGCTGGAGCTTGGCATCGATGCCACGATGTCGTTGACGGAGACGATCCTGATCGATAACGAACTGGCGGTGGCGGGCAAGGCGATGCTGCGCAGCAACTACGCAAGCAGCAACAAAGCTCAACTGACGGCCTCCAGCGGCAACGGCACCTCGTGGGCGTCCAACTCGATGCCGTTTTCGACCACGCAGTACAGCTACCCCTTGAGCAAGGACATCCCGAACGGCAAGAAGGCGGTGATCGCCTCGATGATCCGGGCGGCGACGCATATGGCGCTGAACTACAACGCAGCGCAGACCCTGGCGCAGAACTGGGAGTATGTGGGCAAGTTCTTCGGGGTGAGCACGGAGGGACAGACGCGCGCCGGGCTGGTGCCCGTGATCGGCGGGCTCCAGGTGGTGGAGTGCAACGCGCAGTATGCCACCTCGGCCGAAAACGCGACGCCGGTCACCACCGGGTTTATCTGGCAGGACGATCAGGGGCAGGATGCGGTGCTGATCTACTACCGGCCGAAGGCGGTGGTGAGCAAACGCACGGTGGCGCTGGGCGTGACCTTCGAGGCGGAGGACGACACGCTGGGCGGGCGCGGCATCCAGATCAAACGCTGGCGGGAGGAGTGGCGCGATGCCGAGCTGATCGAGGCGCGCACCACCCGCGACTGGCGCTTCGTGGCCACCGACGGCAGCACCAACGGCGACAACGCCAACGGCTACGCCAGCGGCGGCTACCTGCTGAGCGGGGTCACGCTGTAAACAAGGGAAAAGGGAAAAGGTTAAAGGGAAAAGTAGACCAGCATTTTCTTTTCCCTTTTCCCTCTTCCCTTTTCCCTTGCTGAGGAGATGATTATGCCACTACCGAAAAAGTTGAAAGCGGGCGATTTCGCGGCGGACCCGGCGCGGCGGCCGGGGCATCTGTTGTATCTGCCGGAGGATACGGTCTATAGTCTGACGGCGGAGCAGTATCGGCAGTTAACGGGCGAGGAGATCCCGTTTGTGCCGCAGGCGATTCCGGTGCAGCGTGAGGGAACCATCGAGTTGCAGCGGCAACTGGAGGAGGCTCTGGCGCAGGTCTCGGAGCTTCAGGGGCAACTGGCGGCGGCGAAGCAGGAGATCGCGCAGTTGAAGATGCGGGCTGCCGCGTCTGTGGAGGCATCTCATGCCGGCCAGTGATCGGGGTTACTGCGTCGTGGGGGTGTTCTATCCCCACGCGCCCGACAGTGTGCAACTCGTTGCCATCGACGGCAAAGTGCTGGTCTGGAGCACCGTAGAGGAGGCGCGCAATGTGGCGCCGCGTCTGGGGGCCGGCAGGTTGGAGCACTGGAGCGCGGATCGGGAGACGATCTGCTGGACGCCGCTGTACCGGCAGGGCTTTAACCGGGCCAGTATCCTGACGGGCTATGACCCTTACGATGTGCCGAACGGGTTTCGCCGGATGGGGATTTGGAGCGAGGCTGAGGGGCGGGAGTGGCGCAGTCATATTCTCTGGACCAATGTGGCTCGCGAGCTGCTCGATTGGGCGGACGCGCAAGGCGACCAAGAACCAGGTGGGCTGGTTGTCAAAGAGTGTTAAGGACTCATCTTACGCAGCCGAGCGATTCAAGCCGGGAGCACCCCTGATCCCATGATGAAGGCCCGACGGGCTAAAGCCCTTCGCTCCTCGCGCTACGCGCTCAGTGTCCTGACGGACACCCTTCCGCCGTGCCGCCTTCTTGTCCGGAGGACAATGGGCCATCGGCCAACGAGCGGAGGACTTTAGCCCGTCGCAACTCGTAGAAATGTTCGGCTGCATAAGATGAGTTAAGGATTCGGTCGCGGCAGAGCGTCAACGGTACGGCGCTGGGAGGCGCAGATTTACCTTTTGATCGCCACTCCGAGTTGCTGCGGTCGGGCGCCGTCAAGCACGTAGATGTCGTAGCTCTGCGGGCATTGAAGTAGTTGGAAACGTTCCTCGTTGCCGAAGTAGAGCATACCTGGCCAGGATGTCGATGGTTGCCTTAGCTAGATTGAGATTGGAGGTCCCTGGCGGATTGGCGTGGACGGTTCAGAAAGGGACGTTCAACAAAATGATAGAAGAGGCGTGCCGTTGGGATGATGAAAAAGACGGAATAAGCCGCCAACAAGCCGCATCGCATTTCATTGGTTGCACGGATTGGTTGGACCATGAACTGCCACAAAAGCGCCTGCAGCGGCAAATGGATCAGATAGAGGCTGTATGAGAAGGTGCCAACTGCGACTAGCCAACGGGCTTCCATAGGACGGCGTAACCAGGCGAAACTATGCAGTCGTGATCGATACTGCGCGGTGAGCATGCCGAGGGCAAAAAACCCAACGAATTCGATGTGTGTAGCCTCAAATCTTGGATCGTTTCGGAGTGTATATGATATGGCGAAGCTGATGACGACTGTTATCAGGGCAATCTGGATGTGGCCGAACCGGCGCATCAGAATTACGAGAGGCGGAAAGAGAAAGTAAATCTGCCATTCGACGGCGATCGTCCAGAGCGGGCCGTTGATTTCGTGAGGATGGCTCCAGTTGTGGAGCAATAGAAAATGAGTAACGATGCCATTCCGGGAGACCGGGACACAAAAGTCCCAGACGCTTGCGCCGAATTTATGATTTACGATGGTCAGACTGAGCAGTAGACTAAAGATCAATGCAACGTAGTACGGCGGCAGGATGCGTCGGGCGCGACGCTTGACGAATGTCCAATAACCGCCGCGCAGTGAGCCTTTCGCGACAACTGGCAGCATCAGGCAAATGCCTGAAAGCCAGATGAAAACAGCGACTGCGTAGCCCGGTAATGAAAGCGTCCATGGTGCATGTGTCAAAACGCCGTTGTGCGAAAATCCTAGGGCATGGCCTAAGAAGACGGTTAGGCAAGCGAGTCCTCGTAAGCCATCAAGGTAGAGCAGGTGTGTCCTCGCAGATGAAACAGAAGGTTCAGCAGTAATCATACCGTTCTCCGTCTTGATCTTGTACTGCTAGACCAGATCAGGAATTGGGGTTCTGGGGCATGTGGCACGATTTGTTGTTCGGCAGCAGTCTGCTTAGCGGGCATTTTCTTTTGAATTGAAATACGCGGTACACAATGATGATAACGAGCAGAATCGCTATCAACAATTGCCGCGTGGCCATTGCTAGATAGTCTGGATCACTGGGTTAGAGCGGATTGGGATAATCCTGCGTCGTAAGAAACAAATCGGCCCTCTGGTGAAGATGTAATCCGCTTGGATTATAACACAGAAACGGTAGGCAATCAATGACGTGGACTGTTGTGCGAGACGCGGATTTTACGTCCGCTCCAGATACGAGTGTCGGCGGAGCTGGAACAACGACAGGATCGGGTTTGTCATTCCTGACTGACATTAATGGCAACATGGCCAACGTATCGACGCACCGTCTCAAGACGGTGCAATCGACCGGAACGGCTGGCTATGCCCATGACTATCTCCTCACGCCGGGGAATGACACCGTTCAAACGGAGCGGATCGTAGTTACGATCGACCCGACCACGACTGCAACGTTTATTTGGGTCGTTCTGCGCTGGCAATCGACGGGCAATTGCTACCTATGTGGCTACAACCGCTCGAACGGACAGATTCTCTGCTATACGGTTCTTGGGGGGACACCGGCACAGATTGGCTCAGCATCGGGTATTGCCTGGGATGGGTCGAGTCAATATACTCTGGACTTCTCGGCAACTTTTGTGGACAATTCGACAACAAGTCTGGCGGCGACATTGACAAAGGCAGGTGGATCGAGCGCGACATTAGCAGCGTTTAACGATACTACGTCAGTGCTGCAGCCTGCGGGACGCCTTGGTGTTTCGGGAGACAACACCGGCAGCACGTTTATTACTCACATTACGACTTACCAATCGCCTCCAGGGCTGACGATTGGCACTCTGACCGCTGCAGGCAAAACGAATGGTATTCAGTTGTCTCTGTCGGTTGGCCTTTCTGGTGGCAGCGGCTCGGGCTACCAATATGCGATCTATCGCGATACGCAGCCTGCCGTCGCGACCACGACACCTCTAGCGACTGTGTCGTCCATGCCATACACTGACACAACCATTGTGGCGGGAGTACAATACTACTACAAGCTCGTTGGCTCAGACAGCAGCAGCAACATCGCTAATGCAGTTCCGGCCTCGCTCACAGGCGTTGCGGTCTCCAGTCCGCTTAACGTGACAGCGCAGGTTCTGGCACCTGGTATCAACCTGGTTCTGATCGGCGACAGCATCACCGCTGGCACTGTTTCGGCTGATCCAGGCCCGGATCTCGTCAACGCGCTTAGCGAGATGACTCAGGTTCGGAGCATTCAGTACTCGAATGCCGGACATGGAGGTACCTCCCTAAGCGAGTGGGCGCAAACCGGATCTGCGTACAACGGAGTCTGGTATACAGCGGCGGCATCGACAACGCCCTCAGATAATAGCAGTGCCTATACCCTTTCGCAGAGCTACCCGAGTAATCAGTTGGTATTCAGTATCATGCTGGGGACCAATGACAGCACTACGAATGGGCTAGGGGCAGGTGTCGGAACTCAAACGGCGGCGCAGTATAAGACCAACCTTGCAAGTTTAGTCAGCAGGCTCTCAACCGATTGGCCCAACGCGAAGATCATCGTTCATTATCCGATCTGGTTTAGCCCCAATATCTCAGCATCTGGTGTCATTTATGACGAGGCAGCGCAAGCTAGGCTTATCACCTATTTTCCAATGATCGATCAGGTCGTAGGGGCGAATCCCGGCAAAGTTTACGCTGGCGACAGGGACGGCTACAACTGGTTTGCGGCCAACTATACGATGTCCGGTCTGTACGTCAACCAGAGTGGTTCCAACGGAACATATTATTTGCATCCTTCAAGCACATCGGGAAATACGGCCCTCACGTTGTTTTGGGCAGCGGCAATCAACAGCAGCATCCTTAGTCCATCGAGCGCTTCGACGCTGCAAACGGTGCAGTCATCGATGCTACTGCTCCAGTCTAAGGGGATCATCAGTGAGGATGCGGCCAATCGTCTGCTGCGCAATATCGTTGACGGGGGATCGTCGGGATTGTGAGGAGACCGATGCTTTTGTTGGTATTGGTTTTGTTGGATTGAGCCTAGTCGTCCCAAACGAGTTCTCGCCAGTTTGGGGGAATTGTGCCGTCTCGAAGTGCGGAAGCGATCATACCCCGGTGCCGGTTGTCAGCGCGCAAGACGTGACAACGACAGCAGAGTGTGCGGAGGTTGTTCAATTTGTTTGTGCCGAACTTACCTGACCGGATGTGGTCAATATGGCAGGTTTCGAGGAGTAAAGGAGTTTGGCAGCGTACGCAAGATTTGCCGTCGCGCTGCCAAATTTTTTCTCGGATGTCGTCCCATAGTTCTTTCGGAGGTCGATGTCGGGGCATGTTCATCCTTTCGTATAGAAAGAACCCTTGCCGTGGCCTGCCGCACCGCGACCTGCCTAACCGTTCCCTGGCCCACCTCTGCCAGCCACTCGATGCCCTTCCACGCCGTATAAGGCGGAAAGTTTAATCAACACAGAACATTTCGACGGTGAACCGGCCAAATCCTACCGACCGACCGTCGGCAAGTCCAACCAGTGCGCCTGCATCGTACATCACAGCCTCCATTTCGGCGCGGCTCACGATGGTCTTATCGAACAGTAGGGTAAAGGACGTTTCCCAACCAGGAGAAGCGGCAACGCGATATCGAACGTTGCGCCCTTTCGTGGATGGGTTCTTAACACTCCGAATGTCGATATAGACCGAGCAGTCGGAATCGGTCGGTATCGGCTCAGGAGGAACAAGCAGAGGAGCACCGTCGCGAGTGAATAGGATACGCGCTTCATCAATCTGAAGCGTCGCGCAGACGGCAATCTGAATGCTGCCACGACCCTTCTTGGTATACCTTGAGGCATCCCGGCACATGCCGAAAATATAGGTTGGATCAATGTAGAGTTGACGATCCGACGTCATCAAGACAGTGCGTCGCCATTCCTCCGGGTTGTTCCCGGCGACGCCGGTCTTTTCCGCTCGCTTGTCCAGTGGGATTGCATCCGGGCCGAAATGATGCCAGAAGATAGCGCGCGTTCCTTTGATGGAAACTTGGGCGCGAACGATGTTAGCCAT